GCGAGAAACCCCGCAAAGGCCGCCGCCGTGCCGGCCAGCCGACCGAGATTGCCAAAGAGCCGCTGGATCGCCTGGCCGAGCGGGCCGGTGGTGCGGGCCACCGCCGCCATTGCGTCGGCGACAGCCTCCAGCGCCGGGGCCGCGGCCACCGCGAGCTGGTTCGACAGCCCCCGCCAGACCAGCCCGAGGCGCGAGATGGCATCGTTCGTGCGCTCGATCTGTGCTGCGTCCTGATCGGAAACGATCGCCCCGAAATCGCGCAAATCCTGATTGGCCTGCGCAAGCGTGGCGGTATCAAGGCGCTGGAAGGCGACGAAAGCCCGGTCGCTGAAAAGCTGGCTGAACAGCGCCGCCTGCTCGGACGCGTTCGCATTCTCGCGAATGCTGCGCGTGACCGCGTCGATCCGCTGGTCGAGCGGCAGGCGCAACAGCGCCTCGGCATTCAGGCCAAGCTGCTCGATCGCCTTTGCCGCCGGACCCCCGCCATCGCTGGCAAAGAGCGACAGCCGCCGCGTCAGCCGCGACGCACCGCCCTCGATCTCGGAAAACCGCGCGCCGGAAAGCTCCGCCGCCCGCTCCAGCACCTGGATGCTGGCCACGGTCGTGTCGAGCGAGGCGGCGAGCTTGGCCTGCGCATCCACCGTCTGCAGCCCCGAGCGCACCATGGCAACACCGGCCGCGGTGGCGGCGGCCACGGCAGCGGCAGAGGCCACCCGCACGCGCCGTGCAAACCCCGCGAGCCGCCGGTTGGCCGCCTCCATCTCCTGGCTCAGACGCCCGAACCCGCGCTTGCCGGCCTCGCCCACGCCTTCGAGCTCGGCGCGCACCTGTCGGCCACCGACGGCCGCGAGGCGGACGCTAACGCGTTTCTCGGCCATCGGTCAGACTCCTTGCTTTCGCCGCATCGGCGTCTTACGTTCTTGTCATCGATACATTGAGAGTATGACCATGGCCGAGACCGCGACCCTGTCCTCGAAGTTCCAGATCTCGATCCCCAAGGCGATCCGGGCTGCCCAGCATTGGGAAGCCGGGCTGACGTTTGCCTTCATCCCGAAAGGCACGGGCGTGTTGCTGGTGCCGGTGCCGAAGAAGAATGATCTGAAGGGGCTCGCGAAAGGCGCCAGACCGGATGATTACCGCGATCGTGCAGACCGCGTCTGATGATCCTCGTCGATACCTCGGCCTGGATCGAATGGCTGATCGACTCGGCAACCGGCGCCAAGGTCGCCGCGCGTATTCCCGAGCAGGCCGACTGGCTGGTGCCGACGATGGTCCAGCTCGAGCTCGCCAAGTGGCTCACGCGCGAGGCCGATGAGGACAAGGTAGATCAGGTGATCGCCTTCACGCAGGTCTGCAATGTGGTCCCGCTCGACACCGAGATCGCGCTGGCAGCGGCCGAGGCCTGCCGCACTCACAAGCTCGCGACCGCGGATGCCATCATCTTTGCGACGGCCCGCGCCCATGGCGCAACAGTGCTGACCTGCGACGCGCATTTCGAGGGGCTGCCGGACATCATGCTGATCGAGAAGATCAAGGCCTGACGCCGGAATCTGTATCGGCCGCCAATGCCTCGTTCGCCTTGCGCACCATCACCGCCTCGAGGGCGGGGAGCAGTTCGGCCATGGCGCAGGCCGGGATGCCCAGCGCATGGCCCAGCGAGAGGCCCGCCGACATGTCCCAGCCGATCACGGCACCGGGCGTCACGCGCAGCTGGCCACCGAGGCGGCCCACCAGGTCCCAGACCTGCCAGCCCTCGAGGGTCAGCGGCTGGTTTTGCCGCGCCGGGCAGTCCTGGCACGCCGCTTGGCAGGCGTCGCAGTAGCGCGCGCCCCCGCCGAATTCCCACTCGGCGAGGGCGCGGAGGCGTTTTTTTCCTGTTCCAGCAGCAGACCCTTCGAGACGTAGACCAGCTGGAAGGCTTCGAAGATCGGCCAGATATCGAGGAGCGCGTCGATGGCCTCAGGGCTCGGCTCTATGGGGGTGCCGGCCGCGTCGCCCACGCCCTCCCAGGCCAGCACCGCGCGGCGCGCGAGCGCCTTGGCAAAACCATGGCGCGCTCCTCATCGGAGATCACCGCCGGATCTGCATCGGGGGTCTGGTCGGAGTCTTCCTCCGGGGTATCGTCGGGCACCGCCTCGACGGTCGGATCGCTGCGGGTCGCCACCATCAGCGCGGTGGTGAGCGGGCGCAGCTGGACCCGGACGCCGGGGGCGAGGTCATGCCAGCGCGGCGCGTTCGTCAGATCGAGGGTAAGCATCAGGCGTAGGTCTCCATGTCGTTCACGAGGGTGGCGGTGCACATGCCGTTAGCAGTGGCGTCGCGCGCGGCCTGCCAGTCGAAACTCGCCTGCACGCCCTGCGGCCCGGAAATTTCGATGCGGGGGCGCGGCAGGTAGACGGCGTGCACGGTGAAGGTGAAGCTTTGGCCCGAGGGAAGGACATAGGCGAATTCCATCTCGCAGGCCTCTCCGTTGATCGCCTGGTCCACCAGTACCTGATCGGCGAAACGCACCTCGATCCGTCCACTCAGCGCAGCGATGGACGGGTCCGCGCCGTCGATGCGCCCGTCCGAGCGGATGGTCTCGATCCGGTCGAGGTTGTTGGCATAGGTGATCTCGGCGGAAACCACGTTGCCGAGCGCCGTGCCGTTGCGGGTGATCGCGCCGTTGAAATGCCCGAAGCGCTTCAGTTCCAGCGCTGCGGGTGTTCCGGCGCTGGTGGTCGTGCCCACCGTCTCGCCCTGCGCCACCAGTCGCGCGGTCGCGGTCAGCAGCCCCGAGCGCTGCATCTGCCAACTGATCTGGTCGAGCACGCATCCGGAATACATCGCATAGCGCGGCACTTCGGGCATGCCGGTCTCGATCGACAGGCTGGGCAGCGTCCACGACCCCGACTTGAACGCATGCGTCCAGGGTCCGGTGCCGGTCGTGGTCGGATCACCAAAGGCCGCCTTCAGCCAGAACCCGAACGCCTGCGCATCGATCGGCACGACCACCTCGCCGTCGGCCGTGACCGCATCCTTGATCGGCGCCAGCGGGTCGCGGCCGTAGCCGAGAAGCTCCGAGGTCAGCAGCGGCTGCTCGGCCCCCAGCGAGGTGCTGGCGAAGGGCATCTTCGTGAAACCGCCCACCGGCGGCGTTCCATAGGTCGTCTCGAACGCAAGCGCCATCTGCGCCCGCGCCCCCTGGGCTCGTGCCATGGTGGTTTCTCCTGTATGTGGAAACAGATGAGCTCCGAGAGGGCCGAAACTCGTAAAGGCAGAATTGAATGACGGACGAAAAACATCCCGTCTCCGGGTCCGGTGGCCGCTCGCATCTTGGCGCGGGCTCACGCATTACCGGCGAGCTCTCATTTCCCGGCACGGTCGAATTGCCCGGCTATGTCAAGGGGCGGGTGGAAGCGTCCTCGATCATCATCGAGGAGACGGGCGAGGTTGAGGGCGAGCTTGAGGCCGCCCGCATTGCCATCAAGGGGCAATTCAATGGTCAGATCACGGGTGGTACGGTCCAACTGCATACCAGCGCGCGTATGGTCGGCGACATCACCTATGACAGCCTGAGAATCGACAGCGGCGCGAAGCTGGAGGGGCAATGCACCCCCCGAGCCCCGAACAGGGATGCGAAATCGGCTGATCAGCCCAGCGGATCAGACGTGGAATAGTGCAGAACGACCAGGATCACCGCGGCCTTCAGGCTTGCCGCGCCCTCGACCGGCAGATCCACCGGGCGCGGCGCTTCCGCCTCGACCCAGTCGCAGAGGCCGCCCAGCGTGCGGTCGGCGGCGATCGCCGCGCCGATGCCGGCGGTCAGGGTGTCGAAGGCGGCGTCACGGTCGGCGCTCTGCCCGACCGCCTCGATCTCGGCGCGGTGCTGGTAGTGGTAGCTCAGGGGCGACAGCGTCACCTCGGGCTGCCCGGGTTCGCCGTCGCGCAGGATCAGCAGGCCACTGGCCGGGATTCGCTCGGGCAGGACCTCACCGCGCAGGGCGGTGGCGGGCAGCGCCGAGAGCCGCACGTGCAGCGCGGTGAGGATGGTTTCGCGAGAGCTGGGCATTGTCTTTTTAGTTTCACATCTTCACGAAGCGGTGGGGGCACTTTTACATGTACTGGTCAGTCCATGTTCGATCGAAGGGAAACCACTATCCACGAGCGCAATATACACGAGTGGCCAACCGTAGTTCCGTCAAGTAGCCACAGCACATCAGACATGTAAAGATAGGCAAAAGAGCGCATGACATACACTGTCGAATCTTTTTCATGGGGAATCGAATTAATTGATCCGAAAATTCAGAAAATTAAGGTTGCAACGATCGACGAAGCCAAGAAAACAATGGAGCAGCAATGGGAAAATCCAAAATGCTTTCACGTGCGAGTGCTCAGTCCAATTGATCCAACTGATCCCCTCGAGCTCAAGCACCGACTTCATTGCATGAAATCTCGCCCAACAACGGATCGCGAGCTGCACCAATTCTTCGAAACTATCATTGTGCCGGAGGATATAAGAAAACCACGTCATCTCGGACAGATGAATGTGCTGCGGGTAAGTGATTTCCGCTCAGCAATTCCTGTTAAGCGCATATATTTTTCAGAAATAGAGATCCTTCATATCGTTTGGGGAACTTCCTGCATGGATCAAATTGAAACCGAAGGATCTTCAGGTGGAAGCGAGGGCTCACGACACGATAACCTTGAGACATGTATAGCGACGGCTGCGCTCACACCGAACGACATTGCTAATCTTCTTGGATTTAGTGATGATTGTCGGTTTTACCTAAGTGAAGTTGACATAAAAGGAGTGAGCGCTGAACTTTCTTTCTCTACGATGGATGCCAGCACAGATTTCATTCAATAGGCTCGTGTATTAACCACTACCATCTCCTTTCCAGCCAGTTCGCCACGATCAGCCCGGGCAAGCTGTCACGCGCCCGCTCGTTGTCCCGGTCGAGATCCAGCCGCTTCGGCAGCTTGACCTGCGGCACCAGCAGGAAGATCGGCACCGTGGTCAGGCCGCGGCCGGTTTTCGAGCGCGAGGCAACCGCACGGCCGCCCTTGTTGAGCCGCCCTTCGGCAACGAGCAGGCTGGGGCTGGATGGGCGATAGACGAAGCGGAGGCGCAGACCCGTGCGGCGTTCCCATTCGACCGGGGTGGTCCGGCCGCCGCGGCGGGATTTTCCGGCGGCTGCCGTCGGGATCGCCAGCCAGAAGCCATTGCGCGAGCGGATCAGCGGCCCGGTATCATGGGCGCTGACGATATCGGGCGCTTTCGACCACACGAGGGCTGCGGCGTTCAGGCTGGACTGCCCCTTCGGATACTGCTCGCTGCGGATCGTGCGCGCGAGCCGCTGCCCAAGCCCCGCGCCGGTGATCTGCGTGCGCCAGGCGGTCTTGAGGCTGGTCCCGGCCTCGCGCGTGGCGGCCGTCACAGCCTTCTCGCCGGCCCTGATTTCCGCAGCCATCATGGCGGCCAGATCCGGGGTGATGTCGAGTTTCAGCTTCATGGGGATCACGCAGGCCGTAGGTCGATGGTCCAGACGAGCCGCTCACGGTCACGGACCGGCTCGCCCTGGATGAGAAACGCCTCGCCATCCATCTCGACACGGTCACCGGGACGCGGGGCGGGCACTTCCGCCACGCGCAGATCGATCCGCGTGGTTTCCGACCAGATGCGCGCGTCACCGAAGCCGGAGATGTCATCCGCGCGGCGGGTGACCACGCGAACGAGTTGGGGTGCGCCGACTTCGGCGGTATAGACGGCGTCCCGCGCGATATTGCTGTCGGCGAAGAGTGCTGCAATGGCTGATGCAAACGCGCTGTTCACGGTTATACTCGCCTCATGAAACACAAAACTATTTCCGGCAGCCCGATTCGATCCCGGGCCCTGTCCGCGCTTCGCGACGCTTTTTGCCAGCAGCACCCCGACACCCCCATAGATGCCAAGGGCTACGCTGAAGACTTTCGCGACACCCTGCTGCCGCTGGTGTTGCCAGAGGATTTCGAGGCTGATCTCAGCGCGGGCGACGGCAATGAGTTGCAGACCAAATTCCGGGCCGTGCATTCCTCGTCTGCCCTCGCAGTGAACTGCTTTGCACCGTTCCGCAGCCGGATGGCCGATCTGTCCCTGCCCGTGGAAGGCCCGTTTGACCCGCTCCAGTTCGAACAGAGATGCCCGACCGGGCTGCGCGGTGGTCGCGCCCCGAACCTCGATGTCCTGCTCACCGGCCCGAGTGGCGCAATGGGAATCGAATCCAAGCTGACGGAATACCTCGCGCCGCATCGCGCCGCGTTCTCGCCCGCATACGCCGAACAGATCCGCGATGAGCGGCGCGAACAGGGCTATTTCCACGAGATGCTGCGCCTCATGGATGAACCAGACAGCTACGTGTGGCTTGATGCCGCGCAGCTCATCAAGCATGCCTTCGGGCTTGCCAGGACTTTTGGCGACCAGCCGGTAACGCTCCTCTACCTGTTCTGGGAACCTGCCAACCCGTCTGCCAGCGAGATTTATGCAGAACACCGGCAGGAGATCACGGCCTTCGCGGAAAGGGTCGCCGGATCGAAGCCCATGTTCAGGGCAATGAGCTATCCGGAACTGTGGTCATCCTGGCAGGATGCAGGGCCAGCGGACTGGCTGGCCCCGCATATCACGGCTCTGCGCGAACGCTATGAGGTGACAATTTGAACCTTTACGTCCGCCGTGCCGAGCGCAGCACTTGCGGGCGGGTGCAGATCGGCAGCGGGTTGCTCTCTATCTCGAGCCGCACCCATTCGTCGCGGTCGCGATCGGGGATCATGCGCGCGTAGAGCGGCAGGCCCACGGTGTTCACGGTCTCGAACGTGTCGGCCGGGGCGTAGTAGATCTCGAACAGCCCCTCGACCCCCTCGGGGTAGAAATACGCCTTGTCGGTGGGAACGCCGAAGCCGAGCCCGCCGCGATAGCGACGGAAGGTGATGCCGCCGAAGCTGACTTCCTCGCCCACGTGGCCACGCAGATCGGCGGCAGCGGCGGTGTTGAGATAGGTCTCGCGCACCTCCTTGTGGGCAACCAGATCGGCTAAGAAGGCCGAGCCGCATTCCGCACGCAGCTGCACCTGGCCTGCGGCCAGACCACCGAGCGTGTCCTCGACACTTTCGATCATCGCCTGGCAGCGCTTGCGCAGCGCGCCCGAGGCCGGGGAGGTGTTGTCCAGATCAAAATCGATCTCGGTGGCCGGCGTGATGCCGAACTCGGCGTGATAGTCGATCACCGTGGCCACGTCCCTGGGATCCTTCACCACGCCCTGAATGCCGTTGAAGAGGTGGAACTCGAAGGTGGCCTCGGCGTCGTTGCGGAGCCGGCCCAGCTTGCGCGCGACCTCGGCCTGCACCTGTTGCACGGCGGTTTCCGAGCCGAAGTCGCGGATCGCCTGGATTTCCGAGGCCCAGAGCACGTCCTGCTTCTTGAACTGGCGGCAGACGAAGGCGCGCATCTCGCGGCGTTCGGGGATCTGGCTCTCGTAAGCCGAGCCACGTTCGGAGAACGGGATCAGCGACAGCGTGCCGTCGCGGCTTTCGATCATCACGGTGCGTGCGCGCACGCCGCGGGCGCCGAAGAGCCCCGCGCCCGACAGGATCGCGGGCTTGAAGGGGATGTTTTCTAGCGCGCGGGTGAGCTCGATGATGGTGAAGGCATCGCCTTCGAAGATATCCATGGTGGCCATGGCAATGTCCTTTCTGTTTGAGGCTCAGCGCAGCAGGATGCCGAGCGCGGCCAGCGCGGCGGTCACCGTCGCCATCTGCCGGAGGGAACGCGACCGGGATCGGACGTTCTCCACCCTAAGCCATTGTTTTCACTTATTCTAGAATTGCGTCTTGCGCTTCTCCCATCAATCGTCGCTCGGCCTGGCCGCCGAATTCGGCGTCACGA